CACACAAATGGATTTAATTGTGGTGCATATAAACATGATTGTAAAGATGGAGAAATAGTATGTATACCAGGTTATTTAAATCATGATACAGAACCAAGTAAAGGTTTTAGATTGATTCTAGGTTATAACTTTTTTGTGAAAGGGGTCTTAGGTGATAATCCTATTTCAACAATAAAACTATCAACCAGACTTGACAATGACAAATAAATGTTATATAATAGGTGTAACTATTATAAATAGTAATGTAGCATGCTACAAATACGAAAATATAAGACATATAACAATACGAAAATACGGAGGATAATATGGACTTTGACCAATTAAAAACATCATCTAGTGGTTTTGATAAACTAACTAAGGCACTAGAAGAAAACCTCAATCCTGAGGATTCAAAAAAATCTAATAAGTACCAAGATGAGAGACTGTGGAAACCAGAACTTGATAAAACAGGTAATGGGTATGCAGTACTAAGATTCTTACCAGCAACATCAGGCGAAGATATGCCATGGGTCAGATTATGGTCTCATGCATTTCAAGGACCAGGTGGTTGGTATATTGAAAACAGCTTAACTACACTAGGTCATAAAGACCCTGTTAGTGAAGAAAATACTAGACTATGGAACACAGGCGTTGAATCAGATAAAGGCATTGCTAGAAATCGTAAGAGAAAATTATCTTACTATGCAAATGTTTATGTCGTATCAGACCCAACACATCCTGAAAATGAAGGACAAATAAAACTGTTCAAGTTTGGTAAGAAAATATTTGACAAGATAACAGAGGCAATGCAACCCGAGTTTGAAGATGAAACACCAATTAATCCATTTGATTTCTGGAAAGGTGCAAACTTTAAACTTAAAATCAGAAAGGTTGATGGTTTCTGGAATTATGACAAATCTGAATTTGAGGGTGTTTCTGCTATCGCTGATAATGATGACAACATCAAGGCGATATGGGAGAAACAATATCCTCTAAAACCATTCTTAGAGACCAGTAATTTTAAATCGTATGAGGAACTCAAAGAGAAACTGAATCGAGTAATTACAGGTACTAAGAGTACAGACACAGTAGAAAATGTAGACCTCCCATCCACATCTACTGGTACTGTTAAAAGTCAAGACGGCACCTCAAAAGCTACTGCTAGTGAAAGTGATGATACACTTGATTATTTTAGTAAGTTAGCAGAAGAATAGAGGTATCTCTCTCTGCTGTCGTAAACTTTAGGGCATATCTAGTAATAGGTATGCCCTTTTTCGTATAAATAGTATCATGGCAAGTATATTCGATAAGATAAGTGATAAAGCAGGTGATGTTAGAAAATCATCTACTTGGTATAGAAATGCAGTATCATCTTTAGGTGATAGTGTAACTGCTCGTAAACTATATAATCAAGGTAAGATTAATCAAAGACCTTCATTAGGTAGATTAAATCTATTTTTCTATGACCCAAAGTTTAAAGAGACATTACCATACTATGATACTTTTCCATTAGTATTGCCATTAGAAGGATTTAGAGGTGGTTTTTTAGGTATGAATTTTCATTATCTATCACCTACAATAAGATTTAGATTGTTAAATCAATTGCAAAGATTTTCTACAAACAATAAATTTGATAGTACAACAAGATTAGATGTAAGTTATCAAAGAGTAGGTGGACTTGCAAGAGTAAAACAAACTATAAAAAAATATTTGTACAGCCATGTTAGGTCAGGTTTTATGAGAGTAGATTTACAAGACGCTCCTACAGCAGTATATCTACCAGTACAACAATTTAAAAAACGAAGTGCAAGTTTTGTGTACGGACAAAGTAGAGGATAAAAATGGCAATATTTAGAGGCGGAGTTAAAATATTTGGTTCAGATGTCAGACTAGGAATACCTAGAGATAGGTCATTAGATAACATTTTACTAGACCCAAGATTTAGACAGATAGAAGGTGGTGTAGTACCTGATAATCCTAATTTATCAGCAACAAAACCAGCGTTAATAAATCAAATGTTATCATACATTATGCAAGGCGAAGGTCTTGGTAGACTAGGAAGATTTTATGCTTCATTTAGATTACCAACAGGTTCAAGAGGGCCTGAAATGGGTTCAGAGGCAGAGTTTGAAAACTTTGAAAATGAAGATGGTTTGCCTGTTGAGACAAGAGGTTTTGCAACATCAGATTTAATTCAACAAATTCAAAATCAAGATGGTAAAAGAGTAAATGCATTTTGTAAAGGTATAACTATGCCTGATAGAACAATGACAACAGAAGCTGTTATAAACGGACCAGGCGCCCCTAGACATATTGTTACAGACCATACATATGGTGATTTATCAGCAACATTTTATGCAGATAAGTATCTAAGAGAAAGACAGTATTTTGAATTATGGCAAAAATCTGCCTTCAATAGTTTATCAAACAACTATGAATTTTATGATAACTATGTATCAGACATAGACTTATTTAATCTAGGACAATTTGCTAACTCATCAGGTTCATCTGAAGACCCAGCAGCTCGAGATGATTTAACACATGGTGTCAAACTGTATGATTGTTATCCTACAAGTATTGGGGCACCAGGACTTTCATATGAGAATAATAATATAATAGAATTTACTGTAACATTTAAATATAGATATTGGCAAAACTATTTTATTACTAAGACTGCTGATGTAGCACTTGGTGATGGTGGTTTTGATAAATCAATTGCAGGAGAACCAGGAAGACTAAATGCAGGTGGTGGTCTACTAGGTGGACTATTACAATTATTACCACCTGAACTAAGAAGAGCAGGACAAGGACTACTAGGAGATTTGAAACGAAGAATACCTATAGGAGATTTAACAGGCGGAAGAGTATTTCCACCATTTTTTTAATATAATGTGAGGATATTATGGCATTACCAAAAATAGAAACACCGACTTATGAATTGAAGCTACCATCAAAAGATGAAACAATAGCATTTAGACCATTTACGGTAAGAGAAGAAAAAATATTAATGATTGCAAGTGAATCTGAAAAACCAGATGAAGTTTATAATGCAATAACAAGAATGATTGACGCTTGTACATTTAATAAAATAGAATGTATAAAGTTACCATTATTTGACATAGAATATATTTTTCTACAAATAAGAAGTAAATCAGTAGGTGAGGTTGCAAAGTTTAGAGTGGTATGTCCAGATGATTTAGAGACATATGCAGAAGTAGAAGTGGATATTAGTAAGGTAGAGGTACATGTAGATGACAACCATACTAATAGAATAGTTTTAGATGAATCAAGAAACTTAGGTGTTGTTTTTGCATATCCTACAATGGGTGTAACCAAGGTTGCAAATGATATAACAAACGCTAAAACAAAAGATATATTTGAAATAATATATTCATGCGTTGACCATATATTTGAGGGAGAAAAAATATACCCAGCAAAAGATACAAGCAAAGATGACATGGTAGAGTTTTTTGATAGTATAAGTCAAGAAAATTTAGTAGATATTAAGAAGTTTTTTGATACAATGCCTCAATTGAAACATACAACAGAGGTTGAGAATCCTAAAACAAAAGTGGTGAGTACAGTAACCTTTAGAGGGTTATCTGATTTTTTTCCATATGCCTCTCCCACAACAACCTAGAGGCTTATTTTGAAACGAATTTTGCACTTATGCAACATCATAAATATAGTATAACAGAGATTGAAAATATGTTGCCATGGGAACGAGATATATATGTTGATATGTTAATCAACTATATAAAAGAAGAAAACGAAAAAAGAAAGAGAGAACAGGAGAGAAGAACATGATACCAATGGAATTAATTAGTATGGGTGCCTCTACAATCCTTGGTGGTGTTTTATCCATCATGGCACAAAAAGGTAAAGACGCCGCTGAAGCACAAAATATGTTAATGCAACGAGCAGGGTTCGCCGCTGAACAAGCTGATAAAGCGAGAGAAGTACAAGACCCATTTACAAAGAACACAAGGCGTTGGATTGCTTTGATGTGCGTATTTGCAATTATAGTATTACCTAAAATTGTATTTTTAATTGCACCTGAAACACCAATATATGTTGGGTACACAGAGGCAACAATGCAAGGATGGTGGATATTTGCTAGTAGCACAGATGTAACACAATGGAAACCACTAGAAGGATTAGTTATAACACCTCTTGATACCCATGTTGTATCGAGTATAATCGGACTATACTTCGGAGGCAGTTTGGTAAGAAGATAATGGCACACGCTCAGATACCAGAAGAAGAACTTAAACCACTCCTTACATCGCTAGAGAGGATTTTAAAACCTATTATAGATGTAGTGCCTGCTCTAACAATGGTTCCAAGTGAACTTGATAGAATAGGTGATAACCTTGATGATGATATATTGAGTGGTGTACCTGAAAGACTTGAAAAAATACACGAAAAAGTTACTATGGATTTAGGTACTAAAATTCTAAAAATGCAAGAGGACGCAGCTGATACTTTTGGTGCTAGACAGTTAAAAATACAAAGTGATTTAGAAAGACAAAGACAAAATAGCATAAAGAAAGCTTTAATAAAATCTGCTGAATTTGGACAAAAGATAGCAGATGAAAGACAAGAAAAACTTGGCAATAGATTGATGGCATTTCAAGAAAGAGGTATGGCTGTTGAAATAAAAGGTCAAAGAGTACAATTTATAAATCAAAAAGACTTACAAAAGAAACAAAAAGAAAATATAAAAACACAAAAGGCAATATTAAAAGAAGAAAAGAATGTACAAAAACTCATAGATAGAGGTGCTGGTAATGAAGAAGAAATAGCACAAGGACTAGAAAGATTAGTACAATTACAAGAAAAAGATAGACAAGAATCACAAACATTAGGTAGTAAAAGAAAGGATGCCAGACAAGGAATAGGTGCTAAAATTATGGCAGG